CTAATAAATAAAATTATAAATATATAAAGATCGTTTTCTAACTATCTTTATATGGGGCTTGGATTATTATTATTAGTTTCTATTGGGAAGGAAAATTTATATTTATCTGCTCAACCTGAAATTACATTTTTTAAAATAGCATATAAACGACACACCAATTATTCAATTGAGCCAACACCTCAATATTTCAAAACAACTCCAGATTTCAGTAGACGGTGTACTGTATCGATTGGAAAGAATGCAGATTTAATGGGCATGACTTATATTTGCATACAACTTCCTAATATTATTATGGGAAACCTCGCAACATCATCTTCATCTCTTAAGAATTTCAGATGGGTTTCAAAAATTGGTTTGGCATTAATAAATTATGTAGAAATTGAAATAGGTGGTACGATAATTGATAGACACTATGGTGATTGGTTAAATATATGGTATGAAATGGTTACTAGTATGGGACTAAGCAAATCATATAATCGAATGATTGGTAATATACCGGAAATGATAACATATACTAAAACAAAAGACCAAATATTATTATATATTCCTCTATCTTTTTGGTTTTGTATGGATACCGGTTTAGGGTTACCATTAATTGGAATGGCACATAGTGATGTTAAGATTCATGTTGAATTTAATGATTTTAATAATTGTTATAAAGTATCACCATCATATTATCTAACAGTGAATGATAATTTTTGTTTATATAAGAAGGGTGAACAATTCATTCAACAATATCAAAATAATAAGATAATAGGAGAATTTATATCATTTGACGATATTAATATGAGATTATATTACAATCCAGTGAAAGGGACATTCATAGTCCCATCAAAAAATAATGATATGAATTATGTTTTAACTGGTAAGACTAGTAATTATAAGATGAATATAACTGCTAATACAGTGGTTGTTAAAGATATGGATTATTTTCAATTTAATCAACCATCAATCGTATCGGCCTATTTATTGGTAAGTTATATTTATTTAGATACATATGAAAGATTAAATTTTATGAATAATTCTCACGAATATTTAATCCCAAGGGTACAAACCCTCCCTGACCAAATTATAAATTCAGTTAATGCTGTGTATAAACTACCTCTTATCAATCCAATAAAACTAATTGTTTGGCGGGTAATATTAGCATCAAACAAAAACTTTAATAATAATTTCATCTATACATCATATCCTTTTACAACAACAGAACAAGATTTAATAGTAAGAAATAAATTGGTTATCAATTCAATTAATCGTATGGATTTAGATAATATTGAATATTATAGTATGATTCAAAAATATCAATATGATTTTATGAATAGTCAAAGAGGAATCTATATGTATTCATTTGCATTAAATCCAAGAGATTTGCAACCATCAGGTTCAATGAATTTCAGTAAAGTTGATGATGCATATATTCAAGTAACGTTAAATAATATTATCAATTATCAAAATCCAGCTATTATGAAAGCATATGCAATAGAGTATAATCTATTTAGAACCTCTCACGGTATTGGCGGGTTGGGTTTTAATTTATAAAATATATTTTCATAAATATATTCAATCTATAAAATAGATTTTCATAATTTTTTTTTAATTTATAGTTAGAAGAATTTCCATAGAAAATTTTCTAATTACAAAAATCATTATATGAATTAATTAATCCATGCAAGATTACCCATACCACTCATAATTCTCAATATATTGTATTCTCTTAAAATTGTATTTAATTTATAAGGGCCGTATGTTGTACCATCCGGTTTCATTATATTAGAACGTACTTTTACCACTATATCGTCAAAAAATGAAAAATTGAGATGTCCTGAATGTTGGTCGTCAGTAGGGTGTAATGAGAAAGTATAAGTATAATATCCTGTTGGCAATGTATTCTTAAATTTTTGATAGGGTACTACATTGGTATAATAACTCCAATCTCTTTCTGCAAATAAATCACTTCCATTGACTTTTATTAACATAGATTGAACAGGTGATACCTCTCTAACATTTATTTTATTGGAATATAAATATAATAAATAGATTGATATTGAATATATTTTTTGCTCATCAGGTACAAAGCTAAGATATTTACCATCATAATATAATATAAGTTTTAAAAGTTCGTATGAATTATCCCATATAGACCATCTGCTAAAAAAGTCAATATATTTCTGAATTTTAACATTATTATTTGTCAATATATAATTATTCAGATCAATAGTATTCTGTGAAATAATATTAATATCCAAATTATATTGTCTTTGTTCAGCAGATGTAAAATAATTAGTAGCTTGATACAGATTATAATATTTAACCGCTGTTACATATCTCATATATTGATAATCATAATCATTTGTTATTTCTGGGAAATAATTCAAACCTGGATAATTTTCTGGTTCAGCAATAAAGTGTATATCCTTAATCAATCCTGACCAATTCTTAACTAGAACTGCTGTATCATTAGTAATATTATTATATGGCATATTAATATATCGATCTATTACATATTCGTGACTAAAAGAACCAAATAATTTCCTCTCCATACTGTCTAATAAAATAAATTCAGATTGAAGAGTAATTTTACATGTTGGATTCAGACTATATGTATAACTACCACTCAAGTTATTATCAAGAATATTCACAAGGTCATTTAATTTATATTCTAATCTAAGTTGAGTGTTTGGAAGTGCAATAGTAGGAAGTGACATTCCTGCTTTTTTACTGAACCAAAATATTAATGGAATATACAATTCATAACTACTATTATTTCTAATTATTACCATTTTATCTAATTGACGTCTCTGTTCTTCCGTAGAATATAAATGATAATTAATATTAAATACATATTCATTCAATTCTTCCATTAATTGGTCGTTAAAATATAATCTAATGAATGAAAATAATTTATCATAAGTTTTAAAACGTGGTTTCTCTACGATAGTATTAATACTAGTATTATATACTATTTGTTTCATCATATTCGGATTCTGAACAAAAACAGGATTATAATACAAATTAGTTAATTTATAGTCATAGTACCCTATTAAATAAAATCGATTTGCTTTACCGCTACCATTTAATGGAATATAACTATTAATATCACTATTTGTATAGATATAAATATAATTAGGTGAATCCTGATAAGGTGTATCTCCTGTAAATAATAATTGTTGATAAAATGAAATGGATACTACATTTTTCACAACAGTATCTGATAAACTATATGTATAACTCAAAGTGGTGTCTATCATATTATTCAATGAAATAATTAAATACTTGCTCGTACCATCATAATATTCATCGAATATAATACCATTTGAAATAGTTCCATTCATATATAAGGTTATAATATTATTAGTATAATTAGAGCTACCATCTGTAAACCCAATCATCCCAAATCCATTAAGATTTGTGGTCTCTGATGTCTTGAGAATATAAAAGTAATTATTAAATTCAGCACCATTACTATCATATGGCAATATATAGAATTTATCATTAATAGTATATTGATAGGGATAATCCAATGTTATCTTAACTTTCATATTATTATTCGGTATCATAATTACTCCAATTGTAGTTTCTACATAATATTGAGTAAATATAATAGGTCCATTCGTAGTATTATCATTCCAATTAAATGTAAGATTAGACCCATCGTATAAGAATGACCCCTTATTTATAATAGTGTTATTGATTTTATAATAATATTTGTTGTTCATATTAATAACAAAATCAAATGGAACTGTAATCGTCATCATGTTATCAACAATACTATAATTAGTTAATGTCCAAAAGTTCTTTTGAATGAAACTTAATTTATCAGTAGTATCAGTATATGAAAACAATGTATTTAATGTAAATCGAGTAGTATTATTTGGATGTGTTACTGACATAGATGTTTTGTGTATCGTATTATTAATTGGTTCAAACACATTATTAGTAACATCAATATCATTTATAGTAGTATCATACACAAAAATAATTGTACTACTAGTTGATGGTATAATATTATTAAAATAATAAGCATAATCTGCCACTTTTTCTAATTTAGTGATACTATTTGTAAGGTCATGGCCAATACGTTTTGTATTAACTACCGTATTCCATCCAGTCATACTATTAATTGTACTAATATCATTTGATGTAAAATAGAATTGGAGAATATTATCTTGTACAGATCTCACTTTTAAAGGTGTCAATGAGGTGGACTTATTATTATATTTAAAATCCATTGGGATAATAATATTTTTATCAACTGGTTCATAAGCAGTTAATCCAGTATTAACAATATTGGAGCCTAAAATAATATTATAAATCCCTTGATTCATATTTACAATATTAGTAGGATTCATCATATTAATAATCGTACAATCATAACTATCAAGTGTAGAACCTGTAATATAAAATTGAGGTAATATATTACTATTATCCATCTGTAACATATAAATATTATTTGGTGTTCGTAATAATGTTTTACCAGCTACAAAATTATTTAATACAATTATACTATTTAAAAATGTGAGATATGTGTTATTATTAATCATTTTTGTTGATATGATTGATACATTATTTCTAATTTCAAAGATATCAGTTGTATTTATTTCTGTCATATTGCTCAATTCAATCAAAGATAATGGTACTAATAAATTTATTGTATTATTATTAATACTCATGATAGTAAGATTATAATTTCTAAAATATATACTATCTACTAGTGATAAGTTATTAAATGTAATAGAATAAAGGTATCCTAAGAAAGTAGAACTATTTACATTATAACTCTTTCTCTTTTTAACTGTGATAAAATCAGATGGTTTTATATTAAGCGGAGAAGTAAATAACAGTTCATCTGGATATACATTAGGTTCGGTAATAGCATAATCAGTCATTATATTTTCACCATTTAGGAAATCAATACTATATGTTGCATCTCCTGTAATCTCGTTAGTTTTAAAATTAATCTTGTATGGATAAAGAGTATTAACGGTTAATTTATTTATAATTTGTACTGGTTTTAATACAGTATCTTTGTATTGGACTAGGTTACTCATATTATATTGACTATTAATTGTAGATACAAATTCAGTGTAATCACTTATACTATACAGACCAAAGTAAGATATATCTAAATTAATAAGATAGTTGATACTTGAATAAATATTACTATTTCTAACATATCTTAATACGAGTGTTTCATTTTGTTGAAAATTTTTATCTAATAATGCTAAATTACTATCATTCATATGATTTTCCCAAACTTTATTAATAATGAATTTTAGAGGATTATTATATGGGTATTCCGGTGTACTATTTAATAAATTGGTAAAATTAGTTGTAAGTTGAATAAATTGGTCTCCTAATATACGTAAATATCTTAATAATTCCTGAATTGATATCCCAAAATAATTATTATTGTTATATGGAATATTTGTACTATTAATAAACCTGAGTATATTACTATTTATATTATTATACTGTTCAATTGAACGGTATACAATATTATTCACTGAATCAAATGTATACTCATTACTTATATAAGGTGGTATCATATTATTAATTATAAGATTATTACCATCAAATACTATGTTATTATAACCAGCTCCTTGTAGAAATAAATTAATATTATTCGTAACATTTAAAAAGAACCATGTATTTCCTAACCAATTTTTAAGATTAGAAAGAATCAATGGCTCAATATTATTCTTAAGTGTTGTAAAATTAGCAAGAGCATTTGGTTTAGTATTAATATCAACCAAGAATGTAGATAGCATACTTACTTCATTATTAGTAAGATATGAATAATTAGCGGTTATACTGATGTTATCTGTTTTCTTACTAACAGTATTTCCACTATATTGTAGATAACAATTATTAACAAGACTATTTATTCTATTCACACCAAGTATACTATTTAATAAGGCCCATACTTTCCAGGGTTTCAGTTTATTAAATATATCTATATCTGAAATTCTTGCGCTATTAAAAAGAGAAATTTTAAGGGCTTTAACATTCGTAAATAATTTTGTGGGGTCGAAAATATTATTGACATCTAAGTTTCTAATTGTATAACATTTAAGTCTATCATATTCATGGGTTGATACCAATGTATCTGAATCAAGAGGAAATCCTGTAATAATTGTATTATTATTATTATTTACACTAATAATTTTTTGATTGACATATTGAATAAAATATGTTTCATTTGAATTTAATTTATAATGGTCTAATTTATCATCAAATACATATCTATATTTATAGATACCATTCATATTACTTATTTTTGAAAAGTTCATATTAAATAATAATATTTCAGT